TCTTCCTGGTGCAAATCTTATATTACTTGATAAGAAGTCGCAGAAAGATAAGGTACAAGATGTAAGAACAGGTATAACCCGCAAACTTTCAGATAGAACAGATACAAAAGAAACAATAGATGGTTCTTTCCCTGAAAGACTTGATGTATATCCAATACAACCGTTTTCGGGTGATATTATAATTGAAGGACGTTGGGGTCAATCTATTAGACTTGGTTCATCGGTAAATCAAGCCAGACCATATCAAAAAGGACCAAATTGGAGAGTCGGCGCGGCCGCAACGGGAAATCCAATTACCATTATTTCAAATGGAACAAACCCTAAAAAGAGTGAAAAATCATTCAACCAATTTCATATCGAAAGTCCTGATGAAGACGACTCATCCATATGGTTAACATCGGGTCAGTCTGTTAGTTTTAAACCGGCATCGGATTATGCGGATTCAATATATGATAAACAAATTGCGATGTTAAAGAGTAATTGGTATTCGGGAAATCAGATAATTTTATCATCAGATAGAATAATTCTAAATTCAAAAAAACAGGAAATTGTTGGATTTGCAAAAGAAGGAATTGGATTTTCTACAGAAAAAACTCTCGCTCTAAATGCAAGAAATATAGTCGAAATTGCAGCTGGAAGAATTTTACTTGGATTCAATGCGACTCATCCAATGGTTTTAGGAGACAGGTTAATAAACCTTTTGAATGAGTTTATGAATTTAGTGGTGCAAATGAATGAAAAGATAAATATGATAGAACATCCAACTGGAACAGGTACATCGGGTACTCCACTAAACAGTGGAGATTTTGTTTTTATAAAAAATCAAATCAATTCACTTAAAGACACACTTCCAGATTTGGCAAGTAAATTTGCTTTTGTGAACGAATTTACAGGAAATCCACCAGCATCAGAAAGAGACAAGTATAGAGATTTGGCAAAGAATAACTTTGTAGTTGAACCAACAACTTCTGACAGTGGAAATCAAGGTACTCGTGAAAAAACCGTAAAACCAGATACTGATTACAGAGTGTAATAAAATTTTTGGTGTAAAAAATGGCAACAAAAGAAGAAGTAATAGAAAAATATTTAGAGGATAGAAAAAGAAAACTTATCCAGCTATATAGTATTCTTGCTGCTAGGATAGGTGAAGATATTAGAAAAAAATCTTTTGTAGAACGTAATGGGGGTGTTGGAATAATAACAACAACATATTCCGCTGAAAGTTTCTATACTCAAGAACAAGCTTGGAATCTTGACAAAGCGGCATATACAGGAGATGAGTATGGTCTTTCTCTAGATACTCCGGTTACCAACAAAGTGATAGAAAAATTAAACAGCCCTAATGAACCTATTGGATATATTTCAATACAACCAATAATATCATATGAGAAGGGTAGTTCATTTTCCGCTGTAAGTGGATGGAAAACGTCTGATAACACAGAAGTAACAACCGTTAGTTCAACTATAATACAAACTGTTTATCTAAAATTACCCAATCAAGCACCCGAAACAATAGATTTATCTTTATTTGGTGTTCCTGGTAAGTTCGTAGCAAGATCTTTTGAAGAACTAAGTATAAAATTGTCTTCAATACAGTACCCAATCAACGAATTACAACAACATCAAAAATTCAAAAAGTATTTAGATCTAATAAATGAACAACTAAAAGGAAAAAATTTATTACCAATAAACCAGATAGTTGGTGTAATTTTACCTTCTATACAATTTGAAAACGGGACAAGAACAGGACAATTTACGGCAGTTATTCCACCACCGGATGGATGGGAACCGAGTTATGTTTTACCAACACCATCCGTCCCTCAGCCACCGGGGTTATCCGGTACTTCTGGAGTATCTGGTACATTAGGAACAACTGGATTATCTGGAACATCTGGTATTTCTGGTGCAGTTGGAACAACTGGTATTTCTGGCGCAAGTTCAACATCAAGTGTTGAAGATAATAGAAAATATACGTCAGTTGAAGCGGTAAAAGATGATAGAGTTGAAAAACAAAATCAAGGAACAGCCGGAACTTCAGGTCAATCGAGTGGTTATAAAAAACTTGCATTAGGTAATGAGTGGTTTACAGATGGTAGTAAAAACAAGTATGCAGAAAATTCTATAAATTTTGCAAAACTAAATGCTCTTAGAAAACTAAGATCTCAAAGATTAGAAGATGAGGCAAAAAAATCATCTACTGAAACATATAAAACTCTTGCACTGAAAAGTGGAACATCCGGTGTTTCTGGTAGAACAGAAACAGCAACTGAACCAGAATCTCAAGTAAAAACAGTCAATCAAAATGGTGATGTTGAGGTTCCCACGTCACAAAGAGGAACAGAAACACCACCACCGCCAACTACCGGTACTAATAATTTTGTTGCCCAAAATCAAAAAACAGAAATTGAAAAACAAAATACAATTACACAAAGACTTAACGAAATTGTTCAAAGACTTGTAGACGCCAAATCAATTCAAAAAGAAGCTCCAAAGCTAAAAGCAACTCCATCTGTTATTCTAAGTAATCCAGGAATACCTGATGGAAAAACTGCCAAGGTAGAAGAAAATACACGAGGAAATAATCCAGGAGAAACTCCAAAGCCAAATAAACCGGCACCTAAACTAAAACCGTTTGGTACTTGGAAAAGCGAGCCAGAGAATAAAGATACATCAAACGGAATATATTTTAGAAAAACGATAGAAAAAAAAGGAGGAATAACAACTAATATAGAACCACAACGATATAAAAATCTATTCAATTATGGAGAAGATGTTGAAAAAATGTTTGCTGAAACACCAAAACCAGAATCTCCATATGATGTTGCACTTTTATTGAATCCTGTTCAAGCCGGAATCGTGAATAAAAATATACCATATACATTTGAGGAAGGTTGTGAAATACACGCAACTATTACACGTAATGGATATGGCACAGATTCTATCGGTAAAAAACAAGAAGGTGGTGAAGGAACAGCCGGTAATACAAACTGGGGGTATCAGCCTTTTTGGTGTGGAATATGGGTAAACTATTGTTTGCAACAAAATACAAACGGTTATGAGGCCGATAAAGATTTTAAGAATATATCTGGCTGTGGTTATGCAATTGGAATGTATAAACAAAATCCTGTAAATGTTGATGCTTGTTTTGCAACCTTTGAAGCTGATGAGCAAGAGTCAAAAAAAGGAAAACTTTGGACCCGAAAAAAACAATTAGAATTTTTAGATGATAATGCACAACCTATACCAAATGCTAAAACTCCTTGGGGTAGTTCTCTTGCTAATGCAAGATGGGAAGGTAGTATACCATACTACAAAGAATGTTTACGTCAAAATAATGCAGGAACAGGTAGATGGCCAGAACCTCAAAAAAAATTGAACGAGGCAACTGCGGAACTAAATGATGTCAATGAAAAAATAAGAGAAATTGATACAAAACTACCATCATTGATTACCAAAAGAACAGAATCGGCAAAATATGGTTCAAACAACACGAACTTTGAAAAATGGAATCCGAACGGTGATGGAATAATTTTATATGAAGGTATAACACATATTGGTAATAAATGGACTGAAAGAGGTAAATTGATTTTCGAAGTTCTGAAAAAATGGCCAGGAGCATTTATAACAAATTTAGATCACGTAGAAATTCTACTGGCAGTAAACAATGCAGGACAGGGACTCTTCTTGGGAGGAAATACAGGAGTTACATCAAATCTTTCAGGGAAACAGTTAAGAAACGGTGACCAATTTGGTGTAAAGGCTGGTAACATTAGAAATTGGGGTGGTAAAGGAATTACCTTTATAATAAAAAGAGGAGAAAAAAATCCTTGGACGATTGGGGGACTTGGTGGAAAATTGAAAAAAACGCCTGTTTTTCTTGAATATGAAAAACGAATAAATGAAGAAATAGGATTAGCTGAAAAAGATCAAAGAAGTGTTATAACTAATTTTTATAACGAAATGACACCATTTATGTAAAATGGTACAATACTTTGAAAGGAGAAATGATATGGCTTTAGATAAGTTATTGAAACAAATTCGGATGATTATCCGTGAGGAAATAGAGTATGCTTTGGAAAAAAGAATAGATGAATCAGTAAAACCAAAGCAAAAAGAAGCGATACAACATGGGATGAAACTAATGAAAGAAGTTTCTAAACAAAGACAACCTGTAAAAACAAAAACAGGATTGAGTATTCAAGAACTATTGAATGAGACCAGAATGAGTATGGAATCATCAATACACGATGAAGAAGAATATCCAACTATGAGATTTAACTCAAGTGTAATATCTACGCCAAATATCGAAAATATGATTCCACAGGGATATTCTTCGTCTGAAGTAACCCCTGAAGTAGAGAAGGCACTCACTCGTGATTATTCTGCACTTGTTGCAAAAATGAATGAAAAATCTGGGAGATAATCTGTGTTCAGAAGAAAAACCGTAATAATTGATCCTGTAACATTAGCTGGAAATCAGGCGGATTTTATAAATCCAACAACAACCAAACCAATTGGAGTTTCACTTCCATTTAATAATCCAAATGGCATATTTTTCAAAACGGTAACAAACCGAGATCAGGTTCTTAGTAACTTGAAAAACCTTTTACTCACGTCAAAAGGAGAACGATACTTTCAGCCAGAATTTGGAACAGACATTAGACGTGTTTTGTTTGAAAATATAACAGATGAGAGTCAATTCAAAAATTCTTTAAAGGGAGAAATTGAATCTGCAATAGGAAGATGGTTGCCTTATCTATTCATAAATCAACTGACCATAACATTGAATATGTCAGAAGATGGTAGAGTTGTAGACCCAAATCACGTCGTTGGTATATTTCTACGGGTTATTATCAAAGGAACAAACATATATTTACCGATACGGATATTTATATCAGAAATGGCAACTATTCGTATAACTGAAGAGGCACAAAACTGATGGCAGATTTAGTAAAAAAAGATATTCGGTATCTTTCAAGAGACTTTGGGTCTTTACGTCAAAACTTGATAGATTTTGCAAAGAACTATTTTCCAAATACATATCAAGATTTTAATGAGTCTTCACCTGGAATGATGTTTCTAGAAATGTCTGCATATGTTGGTGATGTCTTATCATATTACACTGATGTTGCTCTTCAAGAGTCGATGATATTACAAGCATCTGAAACCCAAAACATATTAAATCTTGCTCAATCATTTGGCTATTCACCAAAAACATCAATAGCTGCAAACGTAAAATTGGATGTATTTCAGATAGTTCCTGCTATCGGATCTGGTGTAAATAATTCTCCGGATTGGAACTATGCATTTGCTATAGAACCAGGTATGCGAGTAGAATCTGAAAATAATTCATCTGTTCAATTTAGAACAATAGAATACTTAGATTTCAAATTTAGTAGTTCATTTGATCCAACAGAAGTTACTGTTTTTGAAGTTGACGATATTACAAATGAGCCTGAATTTTATCTATTGAAAAAAACAGTAAAAGCTGTTTCTGGTGTTTTAAAACAAACATCGTTCACATTCAACGAACCAAAACCATACGATAAAGTCATATTACAGGATTCGAGTATAATTGAAATTTTGAATGCAGTAGATTCCGATGGTAATGAATGGTATCATGTACCATATCTAGCTCAAGATACGATTTTTGATCCAGTTCCAAACATTCCTAGAAACGATAAAACACTATCCAAATATAGAGGAGAAACTCCATATTTGATGAAAATGAAAAAAGTAGCAAGAAGATTTTCTTCAAGAGCTTTTGGTTCTAACTTTACAAGTTCTTATGAAATTAGTTTTGGAGCTGGTGTTTCTGATTTCGATGATGAAGAAATAATACCAAACCCTGATTTGATAGGTTCTTCTTTAACAGGTATAGAATCTTCAACATCACAGAATATAGATCCTTCAAATTTTCTATATACAAAAACATACGGTATTGCACCAAATAATACAACACTAACATTTTCTTACACGCAAGGTGGTGGCATAAAAGATAATGTTGAATCTGATAAACTAACTCGTATAATTCAAAGAAACATTTTACTTGACGAATCTTCATTAGACACTACCTTGTATGAACAGGTTATCGGAAGTTTGGCCTGCACAAATTCTGAACCAGCAACTGGTGGTAAAGATGGAGAAACAATTGACGAAATTCGTCAAAATGCATTGGCGTCATTCGCTGCGCAAAACAGAGCTGTAACAAAGGAAGATTATATAATAAGAGCATATAGTCTCCCACAGAAATATGGTTCTATTGCAAAGGCTTATATTACAAAAGATACTCAACTAACAGAAGAATCAATATATAATAGTGATCGAGTTGCTAACGATTTGGCGCTAAATTTCTATGTTCTTGGATATGATGGTAGTAATAAACTTACAACTATAAACGAAGCAACAAAAGAAAATCTAAAAACATATCTAAATCATCATAGAATACTCACAGATGCTATCAATATAAAAGACGCATATATAATCAATGTTGGTATAGAGTTCGATATTATTACGTTACCTGATCAAAACGGTAACCAAGTAATACTGAGGTGTATAGATAGATTGAAAAGATATTTTGATGTAAAAAAATGGCAGATAAATCAACCGATAATAATAAGCAATATTTACACAGAACTTGATAAGGTTGTTGGAGTACAAACGGTTACTAATGTAAAAATAGTCAACTTTTTTGATACAACACTTGGATATTCTGAATATGCATATAATATAGATCTTGCAACACGTGATGGAATTATCTTTCCATCACTCGACCCATCAATTTTTGAAATAAAATACCCTGATAATGATATTATCGGTAGAGTGAGGGCATTCGGATGATATATACCATTTATCCTAAATTTGATTCTACGATATATGAAAAGACAGAATCTTTAAATGCTGGAACAGACCAGATTTTAGAATTATCACATGAGTTAGTTGGTAGTTCATCTAAGTATAATAGTAGAATCTTGATGAAGTTCGATGTTTCTGGTGTTGAAACAGATGTCAATTCTGGAAAAATATCCTCTAACGCAAAGTATTATTTACAACTAAGAACTGCCGAAGTTA